CAGGAATGACTAAGAAAGGTGTAGCTGCTCACCGACGGGCAAATCCCGGATCGAAGCTGAAGACTGCGGTGACTGGCAAGGTTAAGGCGGGAAGCAAGGACGCTAAACGCCGAAAATCTTACTGCGCTAGATCAGCGGGTCAGGCAAAGAAGTTTCCAAAAGCAGCGAAAGACCCGAACTCTCGACTTAACCAAGCCCGTAAAAGATGGAAGTGCTAGTATGAACGGATACAACCCAGACAGTATTGACTCTATTTTAACCCGCATGGAGGCGCGGCAGGTAGGAAATACAGATAAGCTTGACAGAATGATTCGACAATTAGATGACCATCAGGTAAGAATTGAGAAGTTAGAGACATTCAAATGGTGGCTCCTAGGGGCTGTCGGCGCAGGATCAGCGGGTGGAGGATTAGCGTTAAGTAAGATATTCGGAGGATAATATGCCAAACTATAAACAATATAAAAAAGAAACTAAAGAGCAGTTTAAGAAACGCATGAGCAAAACTGGTAAAGCAAGAACCGTTGCCAATAAAAAAGCAAAAGTTGCTTCAAAGAAAAAGTCAAAAAGAGGAATGCGTTATGCTTGATAAAGACTCAATCCTTAACGGAATAATTCGTCACATCCTAACAGCGGGTGGAGGCGCATTAGTAGCTAGAGGAATGGTTGCGGAGACTGAGGTGGAAGCCTTGGTTGGCGCAGTAATTACAATCATTGGCTTGGTGTGGTCAGCACTAGCTAAAAAGAAAGCAGAATAAAATGCCAGACTTAACGGGTGGTACAACATTCACATCGGGTCAATCCGTAACTCACGGTGATCTTAACAATCTAGTAGGCAATGCTACCATTAACGATAATGCAGTAGTAACAGCTAAGATTAACAATAGTGCTGTAACAACCGCAAAGATACTGGACGCTAATGTAACTACAGCTAAGGTTGCCGATGACGCCGTTACCTACGCTAAGATTCAGGACACTGCCACTGACAACAGATTGTTAGGTGCAGCCACGGCTGGTGAAGTAGGTGAAGTTCAGGTTGCCACAGACATGGTGGCTGATGCTGCTATAACTACAGCAAAGATCGCTGACGCTGCCGTTACTGACTCAAAAATTGCAGCAGGGCTAAACGGAAAGGGAACCAAAACAGTCTCTACAAGTGACCCGTCTGGCGGTGCTGATGGTGACATCTGGTACAAAGTCGCAACATGAGCTTACACGTTAACGACAGCGGCACTTGGAAACAGGCGCAAGAAGTTCATGTCAATGATGGCGGGACATGGAAGCCGTGCCTTGATGTTTATGTAAATGACGGAGGCACATGGAAGTCAGCCCTGTATGAGAGCGGAAGCCAGAACTTTACCACCGCCGGATCAACCACATTCACAGTTCCAGCGGGTGTTTACACACTGACTGCTACGGTTATTGGTGCTGGCGGCGGTAGCGGTGGTTCTCACAGTAATGGTGACTTATGGGTTGGTGGCGGTGGCGGTGCTGGCGGTTACATAAACCAGCAAACCTACTCAGTCACTCCTAGCGAAGTGCTAACCATTGAGGTTGGTGAAGAGGGCGACTGGGGTTCAACTTACTTTAATGGTTGGCACAACGTAAACTCAGCTAGAGGAAGCAGCGGCAGAAGCAGCTCCCACGGCTCAGATGGCGGCGACTCATTCATAGCTCGGTCTGGGACAGACATTGCCCGTGCCGTTGGTGGAGAAGGCGGGCCATGCGGGCAGTCCACTGGGTTTGCATCTAGCCGTGGCTCTTGGAGTTCAGGAGCGGCTTGCGTGAGGGCAGCTAACGGAACGCCAGTAGGAAGCCCCAATTCCTTGGCTATGACCAGTGCGAATGTGGGCTGTTACGGTTACGGATATAGTGGGCCTCAGAGCGGCGGTTCTAACGGCTCTGGATACGGCTCTGGTGGCACAACGGGGACTTACTCCAATGCTGGCGGAGACGGGGGCGTTGGGAGAATTGAATTAACTTGGTAAAATAAAGAATCAGTAAATGACTAAATCATCTATAGCTCAATTTGTAGCGGATAAGCTTCAGAAAACAGATCAAGGGAGTCTGAATCTTTTGAAGTCTTTTATTGATCGTAGGTATGAGATGATATGGAACTCTGCGTTATGGCGTGAAGCTCTGGGAACCACCTCGTATTCCGTTGCCGCTGACACTGAGGAGGTTACACTAAACACAGCAGTTCATTTTCCGGTAGCTGCCTCTTGGGACAATGAAGAAATTACACCTATCGACTACTCAGCCGTGTTCAGGATTGACCCTAAATTATTCTCTGAAACAGGTAAGGTTGCCAATTTCATTGTCCTTTCAAATGCTTCCACGGGTGAGGCAAAAATTAGGCTGCTCAGGAAGCCGAAGGAGGCTAAAACGCTTCTAGTCCTAGGCAAGCTCAAGATAACAGAACTCACCGATAACGATTCACCTTTGATTAACGGTATAGATAACTCGCTCTTATCCTTTGTGGAGGGTGATATGCTTGAGCACCTGCGCCAGTACCAGAAAGCACAGGTTAAATTTCAGGAGGCTTCAGCCCAGCTAATGATAGTTAAGGACATGGAGACTCACCAATCAGCAAGTGACACTAGGATTATTCCGCAAGTAGAAGCGTCTTGGGACTTAAACGATTTTAGTAACTAATGCCTGTACACTACAACGATGGTCTTGATGACCAGTTAGCTTACGACTTGTCCGGTAGTTTTATCGGAGGTCAGATAAGCAATGTACGCGCTAATCTCTTAAAGGAAGGCCAGTTCCACGAAGCCAAGAATATGGACATCGACAAGTTCGGTGCTATTTCTACTAGGCGGGGAACTTCTATTGTAGGCTCTACTCTGACGAATCCGATCAAGGGGCTAACCTTTTTTGACACGCCTTCCTACGAAGAGATTCTAGCTGTATCTAATGGTGTTCTGTATAAGTCAACTGGATCAACTTTTTCTAGCGTATCAGGGTACACTCCATCAGCTTCTAATAATGTTGAGTTCGCTCAGTTAGTGGACAAAATGTTTATGACGGACGGGAGCGGTAACTTGCACTCCTACAACGGTTCAGCAGTCACGGACGAAGGCTCATCAATACCTAGGGGTAAGTTCTTAATATCCCACACGAACAGGCTTTTCTCAGCAAACAATAACAACTACGACGATGAAGTTGCGGCGAGCGATATTCTAGACGGAACTACTTGGTCTAGTCAGTTTCAATTCAGGGTTGGTGGCGGTGAGGGTGATCCTATTACTGGCATAGTAAGCTGGTATAACTTTAATTTAGTCGTATTCAAGGAACGCTCCATTCATGTTGTAGTGACTGACCCGTCCCAGAACCATGCTAACGGCTGGTCGGTTAATAGAATTGATAATACTGTTGGTTGCGTTGCAGGCAGGACTATAGCACAGGCTGGGTCTGATGTGTTTTTCTTGGCACGGGATGGTATTCGTACTGTACGCACTATTCTATCAGGTGCTCAGAGTTCTGTATCCGAGCCTATCTCTACGCCTATTGATGACATTATACAGAGAATCAACTGGGGCTATGCACAAAACTCATGCGCTAAGTTCTGGAACAATAGGTACATTATCAGTGTTCCTTTAGATAACGCCACAACTCCTGACTATACTATTGTATTTAATACTGTAACTAGGTCTTGGAGTGGATACTGGACAGGGTGGACTAATAACGTATACGCTGAGTCTGCTTTCAGCAATTACCCTAAGCTCATAATGGGAGACAATAGCGGCAATGTTCTTACATGGCTTGATTACGTTAATGAATCTTCTTTGGCTTCATCTACCTATCAGGACAACTCAGTAGACATAGAAAGCTTTCTCATCAGTAGAGGTCATGTTTACGGAGACTTTTTATCACCCAAGCTGGGAAATCATTTAGACATAGAGTTTGAGAATAGCATTGCTGGATGTCATTGCGCGGAAGTATATGCAACTCTTGATGAAGAAGCTGGTGCTACTGACGTATTGATCGAGAACAACATTCCTACTCAGACATCATCGGTTACGCTGCCAGTTACTTTGCCGTTTACCCTACCTGCTGTTGGCCCGTTCTCTCGCTCATTCTCCCTAAGCACAAAGGGTGAGTTCAATGAGGCTAGGTTTAAGATCAAGGCAAGCTCAGGTAGGCTATTAGTTAGGTCGATTAAAACCAGTGCGTTTATGAACACTATGGCTCTGGAGAGATGACCAATGACGAACACAAACGATTTTCTGTATCTGATGTCATTAGCTTCATCAGGCGATATGATACCAGAGGGCTCTGTTTCGGTGGATGGCCGGACAATATCTTGGAAATATACATCAGGTTTCATCAACAAAATGGAAGTCTCTGCCTCGTCGAGCAGGATGGTGTATTGGTTGGGATGGGAGTGGGATACCGAGTCAATGAAAACGACTTGGATCGGCATTGGCAACCCTTCAACCCCGAAGGCGATAGCTTCTACTTGTCGGACATCGTATGTTCTGAAAGATGGGCAACCGCAACTTGTATCAATGAGTTTGCGGAGAGGGTTCCCGATTGGAGAAGGTTGCGAGTTCTCGCTCTTAGACATGGTAAAAGAAGAGAATTTTCACAACAACTAATAGAGAGGATATTCAGTGATAGTCAAAGGCACAGTTGTAAAAGGGAGGCAGTACGAGAACAAACCTCCGACAGCGAATATAAAGATGCAGAAGCCCTTGCCAGTGGGGGTGTATGTGGGGGAGGCGTACCGGACTGCCGAGCAACAGGGTAGCCTAGACGCAGTTGAATTAGGAAGAAGCTTTGTATGGATAAACGATCACCAGCCAGATATAGCGGAAGCATACATAACAGGATACTGGGGGTGTCATCTGTACGGACAGTTTCTCTTTATTGAGAATTTAGTAGAACTAGACAAATCACAAATCCGAAACTTATACGACAACGCAATGAACTCTTGGGAGGAACAGTATGTACAACAAGCTTCTTGAAATAGCAAAGGGCATTACGGACTCTTACCGTGAAAGGTATTGGGCTGCTGCTGATGCTGTCAACAAAGGTACACCACCTCCCCCTGCCGCCCCTAATTATGCAGAGGCCAACCGAGAAGGTATCATGGCCGACATCCGAACCTTACCTGCCCGTAAAGCTATTGAGGCTGCGGCTAAGATGGGTGGGTACGGGTCTATTACTGTAGGTGGCGAGACTATTGACTACGACTTCCGTGGCATATCTGACCTAGACCAGCAGGTAACTAACCTAGAAGCCTACAGGCAGAGTGCTGACTCAATGGCTCAGACTGCCTTGGACATCCAGAAGAAGTACGGTGCTGACTTTGCTGACCAAGCGTTGAAACGTATTGAGGAGTCTGATCCTGTTGGGTTTAAGGTGCGGCGTAGGCTGGCCGAGATGACATTGAGTGAGCTAGAGAAGGGTA